CTCTTTCCCTACACGACGCTCTTCCGATCTCCAATTATTCAAAGTTACATTACAGATGAAACAGAAGCATATATTGAACCATTTGTAGGTGGGGCTAATATGATTGATAAAATTAAACATCATAATAAAATAGGTAGTGACTTACACAAGGAGTTAATTGCATTATTAAACTATACTAGAGACAATTACAAGGAGCTGCCAGAAACATTCACTGAAGAAGAATACAATCGTGTAAAAGCAAATAGAGATAACTACGAATCATGGTATGTTGGTTTAGTTGGATTCTGTGGTTCGTTTGGTGCTACGTATATGGGAACATTTGCTAGATCATATAAGCCAGACAAAGTAACCAGACGAGACATACCAGCAGTAGCTATTAGGAATTTAGTGAAACAAGCACCTAACTTACAAGATATTAAATTTGAGTGTAAATCATTTACTGATTATAATCCTTCAGAGTATAAAAACTGCGTATTCTATTTAGACCCACCATATAGAAAACGATTGTCTTATTCAACTGGTAAGTTTCCATATGAAGAATTTGATAAGTGGGCTATAGAGTTAGCTAAAAACAATACCGTATTAATAAGTGAATATCAAATGTCAGAAGATAAATTTGAATGTATATGGAGTAAAGAGGTTAAAGTTGGAATAAGTGGTCAAGGAAATATAAAAAATAAAAAACGAGTTGAAAAATTATTTAAAGTAATAGGAGGAAAATAAAATGAACGCACTTGAAGTTAAAAGTGTAAAGGAATATACTGTTTTACCAGTACCACGAAATGTAATTCGCAATTTTATTGAAGAATGGCATTACACTCACTCTATAAATGGTCTACAATCATCATACTGCTTTGGGTTGTATTGTGGTGAAGAATTAATTGGCGCTATGATATATGGAGGGCTTGGAATGGCTAATGTGTGGAAAAAGTATGGTGAAAATAAAGAAGATGTTTTGGAGCTACGTAGATTATGCCTAATTGATAATACTAAGCGTAATGCTGAATCGTATTTCATTGGTAAAACTTTACAATGGCTACGCAAGAATACAAGTGTTAAAACTATTGTAAGTTATGCTGACCCGAACCATGGGCATGAGGGTGTTATATACAAAGCAACTAACTTCACTTTAGTAGGAAAAACAACTAAAACAAAAGTTATAAAATATGGTAATAAGACATATCATGATAAAGCAATTAGAACGAAATACAAAGGTAAATTAAAACCATTTGCGCAACGATTAGTTGAAGCTTTAAACAGTGGTGAAGCTTATTATATTGAACAAGAACCTAAAAATATTTATGTAAAGGAATTGATTTAAATGATTAAAATTTATACTAAAAACAATTGCATGCCTTGCAAAATGACCAAGAACTGGTTTAAAGGCAAAGGACACACCTTCACTGAGGTTAATGTAGATGAAAACCTAGAAGGATTAAATGAATTACTTACTATGAACCTAAGAACGCTACCAGTAGTGTTTAAAGATGGTGAGTTTGTGAGTATGGGATTTGCACCAAACAAATGGGAAGAATTTAAGTAGGGAGGAAGATTAGTGTTGATTACATTGGCAGGAGTAATTGGGGTAGGTAAATCCTCAATGACAGAATTATTAAGTGAGTTATTAGAAACTAAAGCAGTCTACGAGCCAGTTGAGGATAATCATCTGCTGGAAAAGTTCTACGCAGACAAGAAAAAGTATGGTTTTCTATTTCAAATTGACATGTTGTCAAAGCGCTTTGAACTTATTCAGGAAGCGATGAGCGTTAAAAATGGCATTCTTGATCGTTCAATTTATGAGGATTCTATCTTTTTAAAGCAGTTATATGATGAAGGTTCTGTGAACAAACTAGAGTTAGATGTCTACACAAAACTATTAAATCGTATGCTGAAAGAGTTAGAACCATTACCAAAGAAATCACCTGATTTGATGATTGTGTTAAATTGTAGTTTTGATGAAGAAATAAGACGCATTAATAGACGAGCAAGAGACTTTGAGAAAGTTGAAGAAGACTCTGAACTCTATGAATACTTCAGAAATCATCATGCTAATTATCAAGAATGGATGAATCAAGAGTTGGGCTTTCCTAAATTAATTATAGATGTGACATCTCTTGACTATGTGAATAATCAAGAGCATCGTATTGAAGTACTAATGATGATACTAGATGAATTATTCCATGTAGGAGCAATTAATTGTGAAGAACACAGCTATTTTTCTAAAAAAGCATGTATCTCACGAGCATTCTAATCACTTTAAATTAATCAAACAAGGTAATTACCCATTTAAATACAAAAGAAAACCACTGGATTAACCAGTGGTTTTTATTATAAACTCAAATAGATTGAGTCAATTCGTACATCATTAACTGCGTCTTCACCGTTGGATTTGTTCGCTCTACGTAAGATGACATCTACTTTTTTACCTTTGAACTGTGCTTTTTTGACTGTTACATCAAAACCAAGTTCTTGTCCACCTTGATAGCCATATGCTTTCTTCACGTCTGGACGTTTAATACCAGCAGATTGAATACGTGTCAACTCTTTACCAGTGCCATGTTGCATAAAGATCACATAAGCATATTTTCCAATTGGCCCTTGTGGTTTATCAGGAACTAACCAACCAGCCACACGAATTTGGTCTTTACCATGACCATTAAAGTAATCAAGTTTACCCCACGCATTGCCTTGGTGTTTTGCTGGACTTGCAGCAACGGCTTTATCATGTTGGCTAGGTGTTGAAGGCTTAGATGGTGTTGGTGCTGGCGCTGGAGAAGGTTTGTTGTTACTTTTAGCGTTAGCCACATCACTTCTAAACTGAGCTAGATTGATACCCCATTTAGCAAGATATGGAATAGGGTCAACATGGTCAGAACCATTATTTGGTTGATTATGTGTTGCATAGTTATGTGTGATGATACCAGTGTTACCTTGGTCAACGGTGGTAGGTAAGCCTGCTTGTTTTGCTAAGTCATGCAGTAACTCACAATAAATCCTATAATCACGCATGAACTCATCTCTATTAGAGTGGGATTCAATTAATTCAACTGAGGCATAACCCCATTGATTCCAACCTCCACCAACATCCCATGCTCCACGATTAACTTCAGCCAGTTGGATTACACGTCCATTACCTACAAGGTGAGTGTAAAAACCAGTGGTAATGTATTTAGTCTGAAAATAATCTGCCTCATTTTGTGCTGTACTACGTGGGTTACCTGTACTGTGTGCGTGTACTTGACCATATGGAGCATATCCAACTTGAGGCAACCCTGGTCTAATTCGTCTTTCTACTTTATAAGCCATATTATCACTCTCTTTCTTATTTCTTTGGTTCTGTATAGTTTAATGCTTTTTCACTATCTGTAATACCTTTAGTTGTTGGGTCTGGAATCATGTTTAATGCATTAATTACAGTTAACCCTAATACATACGGATTGCTTACTGCTCTGACTAATACATCCAATAATGTATCAAATGATGTAATATCCTCAAATTTCAAACCAAAGTAAGCTAGGATAGGCACTGCTAATGCGCCAATAAAACGCAAGATAAATGTTAGGTTGTCTTTGCTAAAACGAACTTTCCAGTTTATTTTTTTCATTCTACATCACTCCTATTTCATAAATAAGGATAAACCAATACTAACTAATGCTCCAATAACTGCGCCAACAGTTGTACGTGTTAGCCATGTATAGCTGTTTTTGAGGTCAGCTAATGCCTCTCTATTCTGCATGGACATGCTGTAAGCCTTATCTGCTTTCTCAGATTGGCGTTCTAAGCGACTGCCATACTCTTTCAAGTCAGCTTTAATCTCAGGTATATCATCCAACTTTACCTCAATTCTTGCTAACTGTTCTTTTAATGAAACAAACTCCTTATCATTTAAGTTCATAGCAAACACTCCTATTCATTTATCACCTCGTTTCCTAGGTCTGTAATCATTATACCATCTATATAAGCGAAATAGTGTGTCTCTCACGAGCATTCTAAGGAGTTTAACTTTTCTCAGGTGGGTGATTATGCGTTTAAGAGCCAATAAATAGCCCTCAATTGAGGGCTATTTTTGATTTATAATATTAGTAAGCTCTTCAACACGTTTAGTTAAGTCTTCTACTTGTTGTTTCAGGTCACCATCATTAGTTGTATCCTGAACGCCTTGCCACTCATTAACGATAGATTGTAAAAATTGATCCATTTCAGATGGTGAGTCATGATACACTTCTGTAAGACACTTGTTGAATAGTTCTCTAATAAATCCAGTCAGGGGTTCATTATTTTCTAAACATCTCGTAATATACTCCTGTTTAAATACTTCTCTAATATCCATTTTAAACCTCCTAAATATTTCCAGCAATGAAATTACATTGCACATTTAACCACGCACCAGGGTTAACGTCAACTATGGTATATGAAGAACCGTTCCAACCGCCCATGTTATACATATACATTCTACCATTACTATTTATTTGTAATACATATCTAGTGACACCACTACCAGGTACTACAAAACGCACTGTCCCAGAAGGTCTATATCCAACAGGTAATGTTCCCATATAAAGTGGTTCGTGACCCACATTAGCTGGTATTTTTTTCTTATTTGTAAAAGCTCCATACACTTGTACTGTTCTCATATAGCGCTCCGCTGACGGTTCTTGACCTGGGCCATATGATGCAAAGTCTGGACTATATTCAACAATATCTTTTTTTGGTAATGTCATCAGGTCTTGGTATCCTAGATGAACCATTCCAAATTGACTATGGTGTTCTTTGTTATATATATCTATTCCTGTTGCTCCAAATGTGGAACTTGCAGCTGCCAAACCATCCGCGCCATTTTGTACTGATTCAATATTAACACCGTTCCATGTTTGACGACCGCTAGACAAAAATTCGCCTGTATTAGTATTATTGATAGTATACTGTGTTTCAACGATTCCACGTTGAATAGTAGTATTACCTTCTAAAGTTGCATCAAGACCAACTGGTTTGGTAAATGCGTTATTGAACTCACCACCATTGATAACACTACCATTGATCTCACTACCAGTTATTATCTTACCTATTAATTCCTCTGCAATAATTTGACTTGCAAATGCAACCTCAACCCAATCATCATTTTCACGAGTATAAGCATTCACCGCTACTCCATTAACTACTTTAAACCAGGTATCACCATTTACAGGGTTACTTGGCTCTTCCTCTTGCCATGATACTGTACCTTGACTTGTTTTTATTGACATGTTGTTTATTACTATTTGACCACTTACTTCCATGTTAACCCTCCTTAATTTGAAGCTACACAATTGTATGTGTAGCGTAGTTCTGTATCTGCTGTTATATTGATTGTCTGCCCTGTCTTTGACCAGTCATCTAGTGTGCCATCCAGTTTATATCTACTCCATGTAAATTTCGTAAATGAACTGGTAACATCATAACCATTTTCTTTAATAGTAGCACTTAGAGTAATTACACCTTCTCCGTTAACAAAGAATGGCTGTGACGGTGTAATTTCTACACGGTATACTTTGTTTTTATTTATCTCATCTTTAAATGAATTTGCCAAATCCAGTAATTCTTTTGATAATCCTGAATCAATAATTTTGAAATCAGACAGTTCCACATTAATGCTGTTTGTGGTGTAGTTATATTCTATTTTTTGACACCTACTAGATAGAAATAATTCTTCGTATTCATCCACAATGTTTAACGTATCCCCCAGATTAATAGGTACATCAATGTTTGCAATATCAACTTCATACTCTGTAATAGGACTACTATATTTTTTTAATTCTGAAATACCATCATTCAATAAACTTTTTTTGTCAGTTGAAGTATATGTTTTATATCTAACTATAAAGTTAGCTTGTGTATTTGTTCTTGACCAGTGGTGCGCATTCTCTAAATCAATCAACATACCGTCATTCTGGCGTAGTAAAAAGCGTCCGTCTGGATCAGTCCATTTATACCCTTTTAAATCTACTGGCTTGTCACTACCTTCTGGAACACCACCTTTTATAATCAATGCGTTGTGTAAGTCATAAATATTTTCTTTAGTTATTATTGAGTTTATATCCTTATTAACGTATAACTTAATGTTATTATCACGCCCACGTTTTTTTAAAATGTTTATTTTACGTTGTATTAAATTATTACCATTAAATTCAAACGAAAATTCTAACTCAGCATTGTCAAACTGCGTTGCTACTGATAATATACGCTCTAAGCACGTGGCTTCTCCTTCCCACTCTAATGTGCGTGTTAAATTTGGTATTTCATTGATACCAATTACCCAACCACTATCATACACAAAACGTTCTATATATGCTTTTATTGTATATGGTTGAGTCGCTTTATACTCACTAACTGTTTCATTTATTAAATCAATAGAGGCGCTTTCGCATTCAATGGTACGTGTGTTCATTAATGGATTGTGTTCTACTGACATAATGGTTTGCCAAATATAATTGTTTTGAGGGTCTACATATAACACATAATCGCCTACAGAAACCAGTTTCTTGATTAGTGCACTATCTGTTTTTTTAAACCCTAATGTTAACTTCAAATTTCTTGACGCAGTAACTAAAACATTACTGTCTACTGCGTCAATCACACTCACAGGTGTACTTCCATGTGTACTAACAATGGTCTTAAGTTTAAACTTTCTATCAGTTATATAAAAATCCATCGTAACTCCTCCTACAAATAACGTTCTTCAACAATACAAATAACTTCCGCAGGGTTTGCCCAACTTGAAACAATAGGTTGTATAGTTGTTTCTCCTAAACCTAATGTAAATTTCTCCCATTGGTTACCAACCACATTAAGTTCATTATTTATAACCCCATTTACCAGGATTTGTCTAGACTTAACATCTATCTCAATTATATCTCCATCTTGGAAATAATTTCTAATATTTTGAACTACAGGGGTACTTATCCAACGAAATTGGGTATCAGTGACGAACGGTCTTATATAATTTGAGTTTTCATAACGTTCAGTCCAAACGCCCCAATACTTAATAGGTGTAGTGTCCTCTTCGTTCAAATTATAATTAAACTCAACCTGTTTGTCTATTATAACCGTGTTTTTATTGGTTATACCTTTTACTTGAACAAGTCTCCATTTTAAAGATTTCTTATAACGATACATGTTTATTTCAAAGAAATCTTTTGTAAATTCTTTACGTGATACCGTTATTGATTTCAATAGTTTACCTTTATACCAACACTCCATGACCATGTTGGTGTTCGTTGTAGCTGAATCTCTTAGTACAAAACCTAGATAATTTTCAACATTATCATCTGAAATAACATACTCTATGCGTCCTCTGTGTTTCTGACCTGGTGTATAGAACCTAAATCGATTGTGTGTACTAAATTCTCCGCTTCTATTACCTGCTGAATCCAATGGAATAGCGTGCCTTAATGTAGGTCCATGCCACACGTCTTTTGTTTCTCCTGGTATCCAAACAGGTAACGCACTATCTACATCTAAGTCCATATTCCATGATCCTTGTATGATATTTGGAGTATGGGAATTGTTTGAAAAATATGGATAACTTGAACCAATGGGTACATTCACTTCCATATTTGTTGGTAACTGGCTACCATAAAAGCTCCAAGAAACTACTTGTTGACTAACTACATTTGTTACATTATCCACTTCCTCAGGATTCCCAAACTGTAAAACTGAACCATCATCTTTAGCTAACGCAACGAGACCATTTTCACCTTGTGTTGTGAAGATGAAACGAGGTGTTGTTTTGTAAGTACCATTGTTTTTTACTTTCAGTAGATCTGAAATACCAGTCGTTGAGGGTTCATAATCAATAGCCTGATAGTAGCTTGGAGCAGTCACTGTCTCACCAATTGGTGGTAATAGCGATAGCATTGGTTTAGACCAGTGAATAAGGGTGTCCAATCCAGTAATTCCATAGTTCACATTGAGTGCTTTGGTGTTAGGGTCTGTAATTTTAATCACCTTACCATATTTTTTGAAGTCTCCTACTTCTTTGGGTATATTGATAAAGTGCGTACGCAAAAGTTTTGATGGATTGACAGACCATTCTTCCAGAACTAGGTTACCTGCTTCTGGCCTATTATCATCTTCATCAATAGCTAATACTTTAGCCTCTATTGAAAAGTTTACATCTTGACCTACTTGTAATTCTGGCAAGTTACGTCTATTCATAGATTGTATAGGCAACCACACGTATTCATCTTCTGCTGAACCTCCATATGGGATACCATCTCTGTAATCTACGTAAACAATAGATGATCCATTGTGTCTTTCTTCTGCTAACTTAACTCCTTGATGTAGATACACATCC